ATGATGTTTCCCTGGTTCGCCGTATCGTGCTTCAGCAGACCGTCTTTTCCGGTGCAATACTGCCTGTATTCCTTAAGGAACTTCTCCAGTTCCTTCTTCTTGTCGGAGGCGTCCATGCCGTAATACCCGGTCCTTTTGGCAAATTGATGGTAGACGGCGTTCGGGATATTGCATATCTGCCGCATCGTCCGATCTTTCGTGAACCCGTTACTGTCGTCTTTCTGCAAGATAAGGTTCTCCTGCAATACGTCCGTGATGTTCTCGGTTGCCTCGTAATATATATTCCCCGTGCGGTCGTCGTAGAAGACGTTCTCACGGATCTTTTGTACTGCCACGAACGCCATACGTTCACCTCATAAAAGTAGAGGGCGGGAGTGACTCACTACCCCCCGCCCTCCGGTTAGGTTAGTTGGGTTGACTGTTAGCCGGGGTTGGAGAACGTGAATCCGCTCCCTGACGGGTTGCGGGCTTCCACGGTCCACGCACACCACAGCATCGAATCCGTACCGAGGCCTCGTTTGGCGAGAGGAACCGCCTTGACAGGCACCAGCACGGCTTTCTTGTAGAGCGAGTCGTCGATGATATAGACCATGTTCGTGGTCACGTACCGGTCAAGGACCGTCTCCACCACCCCGAAGTCCGATTCGTAGACGTTCGCGGTATTGACGATCTTCTTGGACCCGTCCCATACGCGGGAGGTGCTGGTAGCCCAAGCGGAGATAACCCGCTTGTTCTGACCGTTCACGTACACGGTCGTAGGCTCTCCACCCTGGTTCCAGATGTTCTGCAACCCGGCGTTGAACTGCGCTTCCGACATGGTGGCGGAAGCCGAAGCCGACAGTTGCGCGGCCCCGCCCGAGGTGATACTACAGGAAGTCTGCCAGGAGAACACGTTCATGAAGACCGATCCCGCAGAGGTGGTGCCGCCACCACCGGACGCGCCGATGGTCGTGTACCACAACGCGTACTCGAAGTCGCGTTTCAGTTCCCGGCTGGCTTTGGTGAGTTGATACGCCGTCTCGTTGTTCCTACCGGCCTTGTCCACGACGTTCTGAACGTCGGAGACGGTGAACTGCTTGGTCATGTATTGCAGGTAGTTACCGTACCGCATGGTGGGAGTGCGGGCTACGGCGGTGAACTGCTCACCCTCACCCGCTGTGTTGGCAGCAGCGGCCGCCAGCGAATCGGTCTGCCACTCATGGTACCGCGCTTTGGCAGCGACCGTCCCGATGCGGTCGTACATCGGGGCTTCGAGGGGGGAGATGTTGGAGATGAAATCCGACAAATCCTCCCGGTTGCCCGTTGCTTTGTAGGTTGTAAATACATCCGCCAGAATAGGCATTTCCGTTTACTCCTTTCGATTTTTACAAACCCGTCAATTCATCTGAAAACAGCAGCCTTGCGAGTTCCACCGATGCGCCCAGATTCCCGCTACGGCTTTGCTTCTGCAACTGCGCGATACGCTGTTGCTTGGCTTTATTGGGGTCTGTATCCACATGCGTACCGGATGTAACCGCCCGTGCGCTGTCTTTGCGTTGTTCTTTGGTGGCTAAAACCGCCTCCGCGACTTCCTTTGCTACGACTTTATTCGGAGCGGGTGGGGCAGGTTGTATCTGACCCTGTGCCGCCTTGAACCGGTCGTATGCCATGTTGAATACGCGGTGATTGCTTTCGAGTTGTCTTGCCTCGTAATCCGGTAGGGTCACGGCCCACTCCGCCATAGCCGTCCGTATATTACCGAAATCAGACTCCTTGGCGCGGAGCCTGTATCCCATAATATCTTCGGGTTCGGGTTTAGGCGGTGGTGCGGGTGCTTCGATCTGCCCCGACTGGATCTGCGAGTCCAGCCAATCCTTGAACTGGCTGGATTTAACGATGTGCTGGAACGGCTCGATCTCCCGTTCCTTGGCGGCGACTTCCTGGAATCTCTTTTCAGAGGCCAGCCCTTTTTGTAGGGTGGCTACGAGTTCGTTCTGGTCGAACTCCTTTTCCAGTTCCTCGCCGTACACCTTGAGTTTGAATTTCTGCTTACCCAAGGTTTCTCTGGAAACCTCCTCCTTGGGTGGAGGGGTCTCGCCCTTCGCTTCAACTTCAGGAGGCGTATCCGCAGGCGGTGAATCGTCCGCCGGGGCATCCTCCGGTACTGGCAATTCTTCGGGAGTCTCCATTCGAAGGGGGTTGATTTGACGGTCCGTCATCACCCCATCGATCAGAAGGTTCCCTTGTTTGTCTATCTCGAACGTGAAGTCTCCGTTCTCCCCCTCTGGTTGGGTGGGGGGCTTATCATCAGGCATTCTTTACCTCCTCGGATTTGATAGAGGCGATTACGTTGTCTTCCACGTCTTTCCTTGCGACGGTTAGTCGGCCATGCGCCGCTTTGACGGCGTTTTGCGCGTCTCCCTTGTAGGCGGACGTTTCCATTTTCTTGTGCGCATCGTCCAACTGGCAGTATCCGTAATAGAACTCCACGAGCTTATCCCGTTGCCATTTCAACTTCTGAATGTAGTTCATTTAACCCCCAATTGGAGTAATTCGTTGAGTCTATCCGCCGCGAACATGCCGTTTTGCACGTATTCTTCCAGCGCGAATTTGAACTTCCTTATGATTACGATGTACAGCGTTATCCGCTCCCGAGCGGTCGTATCCGATAGGGGCAGCGTATCAAGTATATTGAAGGCACTATGCTCCGAGTCCTGGAACCATGCCACCAGCACCGGGTTGGATAGCAGCGACTGGGCTTCCCCCGCCTGAAGGGTTTGTTGTTGCAGCTGTTCCAGTTCCGACACTTGCCATGCTTCCGATGTTTTGTCCACCGGCACCTCCATTGCCACCTCCCTGGTCCATCATCGCCTGTTGAAGTTGCTGTTGCTGCATCTGCTGATTCGCCGCATCCGGGTGTTGCAGGAATATCTGCGGCAGGAACCTATCCTGGTTCTTGTACCCCATGTTCTTGATGATCTCGCGGGTGATTTCAGCCGTATTCTTTGCGTCCAACGCGGGAATACCCACCGGCACCAGTTGTCCGAAGATGCTTAGCAATTGCTGAAGGTTCATAATCTGCTGCTGCCTTCCGGCGGACCCCATGACGACGTTCATGGACATATCCATGCGTCCTTCGAGGTCGTCCGGCTGGATCTCCACGAATTTATCCTCGAACAGCCGAATCCACACGGCTTTTGTCAGGAACGATTTATTCATCAGGATCATCGCCCTGAACAGGTCTCCAAGAGAGGCCGCGAGGATCTTGGATATAAGCCTCACACGCTGAGAGGCCTGGTTGATGGCCGTCATCTGCCCGGTAGCCGTCTGGTTATTGGAATCCCCCACGGCTTTGAAGGATTTCGTAACGCCCGTGCGCTGTTCCGTAAGCAGGGTGGCGTATTCAAGTACGTTGAACGTCACCGCCGAGAACGGAACCATCGGCAGGGGGAACACCGCGTCGGTTGGCCTAACTCCCGCCTTCACCCGTATGTTCCTGCCGGGCAGGTTGTTGAATATATCGGCTTGGTTGACTTTCGTGGGGTCAAATACCAAGGTTGCGTTGTTCTGCTGCGCCATGTTATCGACCATCTGCCGAATGAGGAACGTCCGCAACCGTTGCAGATCCTCCACCAACTCCGCAATCGGAATACCGGAGAATTTATGCGTATCCTCTATATCCCGCAGGCAGATGAACGGCGGGCATTGGTACGGATTGTCATCCATTCTCAATACCGTGTTGCCAAGCAGGTAGATTTTCTTATCTTCGAGGATTCCGTCGTCGTCGGTATCGTATTTGGCGTATATTTCGTACAGATACACTTCCTGTCGGGCTTTATCGTGACTCGGCTCCTCGTCTTTCGACAGTCCGTCCACGTTGTAGATTTTATTCTGCAAAAAATCGTCCGCAGGGGGCTTTGTAGCCTCCGTGATGGCTTTTTCCACGTTCTTGAAGTACGGCTGGCCGTCCACGGTCTTCTGCTTGGCAAGTTTCCTTACATGGTCCACCGTAGTCAACTTCTTATGAGCGCAGAACGGAGAATCCTTCACGTTCTTTGCGTTTGGATGCCGCAGGAACTCCCACGGAGGCAGCACATCGAACCGTGGGCCGTCGTATTCGAGGTCTTGTTTGTATCCGGATACGTCGAACCCCGTATCCGTAGGCGTGATCTGCGCGATTTGATACCCGTTTTCAGGCGTCATGTGCGGTAGGGCGTATTCAGGCACTCCCGTCCACGATTTCTTTATCATACCGACGACTTTTTCCCAACTGTACTTGATAATTCCACCCGGTCGGTAGATGAGACAGTCTTTTATGGCCCTACGCAGGATGGTTTCACCGTCGTTCTGCCTCCAGAACTGGTACTGGATGAGTTCCGTCATGGCGTCCGCCGGTCCTACGTCCTCTGGCCCTACCGGCTCCAGCACGGGGAAGCCATTTTCCGGGGAGAAGATATCCATGATGGACGGCAGGAGCCATTCCACCGTCTCGAACACGTCGGAGGACACGATCTTCGAGCGTCCGTCCACTTCGTTTCCCATCGTTTTGGCGCGATAATACTGGTACATCCGCTCGTTCTGCACGGATTCCTGGTCGGACGTGTTCTGTGCGGCGTCTATATCCTGCTTGCAGAGTGTGACGATCTCGTCGTTTGTAAGTTGGGCCATTTAGAAGATCCCCGTAGCCGCTCGCGGCATTTCCTGCTGCCATATTTTCGGGTTATGCTCCGCGTATCCGAACAAAGTCATCGCCGCGTATTGCAGCGCATCGTGTATATGCGAGTATTTATTCTTATCCGGCGTATCCGCGTGTGTACCCGCGTTGCCTCGTTCCTTGTACTTATACCCACCGCTGAATCCGTCGATTAATCTCTTGCAGCGGGGGTCGATGCAGATACGCGGGGAGCCTCTGTACATCTTTAGCAGTTGGCGTTTTACGCTCTCCAACCTCGGGATAAGGGCGTTCGTCTCCGCCTCCCGGCAGTAGATCATCTTCGAGGCGAGTATATCGTAGCAGGACCGCTCGTCCGTCTGCGCCCGCGTCTTCCCTGCGGGGTCGCCTATATCCTCGAAGATATACTCCTTGTACTCCCGCTTGCAGAAGTCGTTTACAGCGTCTCCGAACTCGTCTATACCCATCTCGTCGCTATACAACTCCCGAAGTATCATCCACGTACCGTTCGGATGCACCTGGGTAATCACACACGCGGGCGTCAACCCGAAGTCCCAACCCCGGTGGATGGGGATGTTCAGCACGGGTTTCAAGTGCTGTTTCGATACGTGAAACTCCCAGTTGAACTCGTTTCCGTACACCGGCTTGCCGTCAAACACCGCTCCCCACTGGCCGTCCACGTACCTCTTCTTCAATTCGGGCCGGTCGCGGTACGCGGCTTCTATATCCTTGTAATACGATTCCGGCAGGAACGTATTCTCACGGGACGACTGCCGCCAGTACACATGCCCCGGTAGCGGGTCCATGACGAACGATTTGTAAATCCAATGCTCGGTATCGCACGGGTTCGTAGTCAGTATCACCGTGTAGAACGGATGACTAAGCGGAAACCTCAAACGCCCCTGTACGATCAGTTTCACGTCGGAGGTGAGTTCCTGCGCCTCGTCCAGCCACGCGCCGGTGATCTCCACGCCCCGGAACTTCTCGATGTCGTCCGCCGAATCCGCAGACCGAAACAGGAACTCGGCAGTACCGCCCGATGGAGACACGCACGTAAACGTCATATTCGCTTCCGACCAGTTCCCTATTTCTTTGGGCACCCACTCGAAAAACGTCTTAACGCAGCTATCCATCAGCATGCGGTACGTCTTCCTTATAATAAGGTAGCGAGTGTTGTGGGACAGCCTGCTGTTGAGCCACAGTTCCACGACCGCCGCAACCGACTTCCCGGAACCGAACGGCCCTACGATCAGCCGGGCCGGGGCGTTTGATTCGTGGAATGGAACAAGCGTAGGCAGTACATCGTATTTCTTTATGGTCAGCCCTGCCATAACACTCCTTTAACGGTGCGCGGCAGGGGACAAAGCGTCCTCTATCCCCTGCCCGCTTCCGTTCCCCTCCGGGTATACGGCTGCCGGACAGCCTTCCTCCACCCACCCTCGCCGGAGGGAAAACCGTTACACCACCTTCACCCACCACGAATCCTCCTCCAGCGGAGTACCGTCCTCGGGAGAACCCATCGGCGGTTGAATGCAACCCATGTACCTGAACCCTATCTGCGTCATGTAATCATGCACCTCACCGAACAACGGCTGCCCGTCGTATAACTCCAGAAACGACGTCTCGCAGCACACCACCTTAGCCTTCATCATCACCCTCGGTGAATGGATCATCGCCTGTAACTCGTATCCCTGCAAATCCAACTTCACCAGGTCCGGCCACACGCCGCTCTTCTCGCACCACTCGTCCATCGTAGTCATCTCGACTTCACACGTACTCTCTCCGGCGGAAAACGGGTACAACTTCTTGTGCAAGTCACCCATCTTCAACACCGAAGACGACTGGTTGAACGACGAACGGTTGAACGACACCTTCCCGAACCGGTCCCCTAACGCCATCTCCACTACCGTTACTTTATCGTCTCTTGGTATATTTGAAGCGCATTCAGGCAGAGGCTCGAAGCACACGTACTTCGCATCCGGCCAAATCTGCCTGCAATACTCCACCCACTGACCCTGGTTCGCACCACCGTCCAGCACCACTTTCACATCCAGTTTCCTCAGCCAATCGAATCTATCCACCAGACCTCCCTTTCTTCCCGTACGGATGATGGGTCTTATCCGCAACCTTCTGAGCCTTCAACCCGTCCACCACCGCGCCCCTGACATGCTCGGGCAAGTCCGCACCGGCAGGAGTAGCCTTGCTGAACTCCTTCGCAATCTCCGGATGGTTTATGTACATAAACGCCCGCTGAGCCTTCGATTTAAAAGGCATCTCCTCGCCTCCCCTACGCCTTCACAGCAGAACATCCACCCTCAACCTTCAACACATACAAGTCGTTCCTCTTCTGTACCCAACCCTGCGCTACCACCGCAGGCATACTCGCCGTCGACTTCATACCGTCCGTAAACGGCCTCGATACCCCTAAGTGAGTAGCCCATAACTCAGCCCTGCCATCTCCAGCCTTGCTACCCTCCCCTACCAAATACGCCCGCTCCCTGTCAGCAAAACTACCGCCCCTTGCACCCTGGATCACCACAAATCGACCCAACAACCGCTCACGTATCCCAACAGGACTACCTACGTTCTGGGGAGTACCACACAACCGAACGGCATCGTCAAACTTCATCGGAGTAGGCATC